GTCCTCTTTTTTTATACCTTTGAAAACATGAACAAGAACAAAATGAAGAGACAACAGACTCCATTCCATCTCAAATCATTGAGAGAGCAATGGAGAGATCCAGATGCAAAAAGATCACTCATTGGATTCTTGAAAGTATTTGGATTAATTCACAATCCAGAAGATCATGAATCTAACATACAACAGAAACGGACATCCAACAAAGAAGTCAATCAAGAGAATCCTGGAGATCAATCACATTAATCCAGAGCATGTGACATTCTCTGCAGAATACATGACAGGAAGGTCTGCCTCAATCCTTTGGACCAGGAAAGATCTCAAGGACCAAATGATGAACTTCCATGAAGTCCTGGAGATATATGGAATAAAAATCAAAGCATTCAAATACACAGGAAGAGTCCATTCAATTTATTTCCAAAAGAAGAACAAAGAAAATCACTAACTTTGTAAATGTTCATGTTTGATGATTGCCAGGAGTGAAGATTCGATCATTAAGAAGGTCCTCATTGTCCTGGCAATTTCAACAAATACAAAAACTATGGAAGAACAAAAGACAAATATCTGGAAGATAATTCTTGGAGCATCATTGACTCCTTTGGTAATATCACTTTATTTCATTGACAGGATGATCTGTGTCCCTTGTTTCTGGATTGAGGCAGTGACATTGAGAGACTTCCTGGATAGAGTGATATTCATTCAATTTGCATTGTGGAGAGTGGGAGCAGTCCTTGTTGGATTGTTCTTATTCTGGACATTGTCCTTAATACTTTAATAGATGGCAGAGAAGAGAGGAACAAAGACAAAAAGATCCTCCACATCCAACAACAAAAAAAAGGAGGACACAACAAAGAGACACAAGGCAAAGATGTTGGAGGCATTGGAGAAGACCAATGGAGTTGTCTCAAGAGCATCCAGAATTGCAAAGATTGACAGATCAACTCACTATGATTGGACAAATCCAAACTCATCCAGATATGATCCAGATTATCACAATGCAGTGGATGAGATCCAGGACTTTGCATTGGATGAGGTTGAGGATGCACTCTTCTCACAGATCAAGGATGGATCAACTGCAGCAACAATCTTCTATCTCAAGACGAAAGGCAAAAAAAGAGGATACATTGAGAGACAGGAGATTCACACAACATCCAAAGATCCAGACTTGAGTCAATTGACAACAGATGAAATCAAGGACCTTCTCAAAGATGATGAATGACAAGAAAGGAGAGAGTCAAGATTGCACTGAAGAGAGAACTTGCAAGGAGGTCCTTCTGGCATTTCTGTCTGTATTATGACAGGGATCTCTTCTCATCCAGACCATTCCTGGAGGAGATTGCAAATGCCATGCAAGACATTGAAGAAGGCAAGATCAAAAGTCTCTCCATCTCACTTCCTCCAAGAGCAGGAAAGTCATATATCACAACTCTCTTCTGTGCCTGGACTCTTGGAAGGAATCCAAGTGAGTCTGTCATGAGAAACACATGCACTGCACAATTGTATCAAAAATTCTCCTATGATGTGAGGAATGTTGTCAAGAGTGACAAATTCATGGAGATCTTTGATGTGAGATTGAGTGATGACAAAGCCAATCTCAATGGATGGAACACAGACCAGGCAAAGATGGTCTCCTTCTTTGGTGCAGGAGTTGGAGGGACAATCATAGGATTTGGAGCATCAAAGGTTGCAATCACAGATGATCTCTTCAGAGGCATGGAAGATGCACTCTCTGACTCTGTGAATGACAGGATACATCAATGGAAACAGGCAACACATGACTCCAGATTTGAGACAGGATGTGCAAGGATTGACATTGGCACAAGATGGACCAAAGATGATGTCATTGGAAGATCAACAGAGAGAGGAGAATATGACAAGAGGATTGTGATCTCTGCATTGACAGAGAAGGATGAGTCATTCTGTGAGTCTGTGATGACAACAGAGGAATACCTGGACAAGAGATCCAAGATGCTCAAAGAAATCTGGATGGCAGAATACCAACAGACTCCAATGGATCTGGAAGGAAGACTCTTCTCTGGACTCAAGACCATGACATCAAGTGAATTCAAAACCATCCACATGAATGCAAATGCATCACAGATTGATGGATGCCTGTCATACATAGATGTAGCAGATCAAGGAAAGGACTTCACATCAATGGCAGTCATTGCAGTGATCAAAGGAGATCTCTTTGTTGTTGACTATCTCTTCACAAGGGACAACACAGATGTCACAATTCCATTGGCTTCAGCAATGTTGGACAAGTGGCGAGTCTCATATTGTCGAGTTGAGAGCAATTCAATGGGAGCAATGTTCTCAAGGCAGTTACAGAGACAGACCAAGACCAAGATCCTCCAGGTACACAACACAACTAACAAGATCACAAGGATAATCATGCAGTCTGCATTCATCATCCAGGAGATGACATTTGTCCTGGACAATGGTCCTCATTGCACTCAATTCATGGAGAATGTTGAATCCTTCAGTAAGGAAGGCAAGAACAAGAATGATGATGCACCAGATTGCATGGCAGGACTCTCAATGTTTACTCAATCTATGTTACCTAAATTAAACAAGACCAAAAGATGAAATTTGAAAGAATCTCCAGGACAATCCATGTGATTGATTTTGAAAATAAAAATATAGATAATGGATCTGTAAAGATTGCAATGTTGAGTGATCTTCATTGGGACAATCCAAAATGTCAGAGGGACATCCTCAAGAGAGATCTGGATCATTGCCTGGAGAACAACATTCCAATTGTTCTCAATGGAGACACATTCTGTCTCATGCAGGGATCTTTTGACTTTAGAAAGATGAAGTCTGACATAAGACCAGAACATCAAGCAAACAACTATTTTGATGCAATCATTCAGACTGCACTGGATTGGTTTGCACCTTATGCACATTTGATTGCAGTGATTGGATACGGAAATCATGAGACATCAATCCTCAAGAGACATGAGACAGACATGGTCCAGAGATTTGTGGATATGATGAATATGACTCACAAAGTAAACATTCATGCAGGAGGTTATGGAGGTTGGATCATTGTCAAACATGCCAGGCAGCACACCAAGATAAGATATTTTCATGGATCTGGAGGAGGAGGAATTGTGACCAAAGGGAATATCAATCTCACAAGATCTCTCCAACTTTATGAAGGGATGGATGTCTTCTCAATGGGACACATCCATGAGAATCTTTGCAGGAATGATTGGAGGGATACAATAAGACAAAAGGGAACAAAGATTGTGCAGGAACAAAAACAAGTGCATCTCATGGTAACAGGAACATACAAAGATGAGTTTATTGATGGTCATGGAGGATGGCACATTGAGAGAGGAGGATCAATCAAGCATATTGGAGGCAGGATCTTGGAGATCCATCAATCCAACAAAAAAGGAAAACTAAAAAGAGTAATTGATTCAGTCCTCTTCAAGTGATCAATGAAGATCTGAATTCAGACCAGACAACTCTCTTATCTCATCTTCTGTCAACTGCACTCCTGCAGCAATGATCTTGTTGATTGCCTCTGCACGTTTATTCAAGACATCTGCCTTTGCAGATTCATCATCCTGGAGGACAGGAATATGAGAGAAATCTGGCACAAGATGCATTCCTTCATTAATCAATCCAAGTTGTTGACTCATGGAATTATACATCTGGATTGTCTCTGGAATAATTGTGTCAGTGTATGCCATTCGCACTCCTTCCTTGACATTTGAGAAGGTTGCACCTTTCTCTTGACTGAATAGATAAGGATTGAGACCATATGTGTCAATGATTGCCATCTTATCTGATGTCAACTCTTCAAACAACATGAGATCCTTTGTTGGATAAGACATTGGTTGCCAATTGACATCACTCTCTGTGATAATTAATTCATCTTTGCTCCTTCTGTACCAATCTTGTTGGATCTCTCTCTTCTCCTCTGGAGTCATTGGAATTGTGCCTCCAATGTCATTATTCCTTGCAGATAGTATTCCAATTGATCCAATATTCTCAAGAAGAACATTCCTTTTGTGGTATTGTGCTTTTATATTAGATAGTGGATATTTAAGAGAGTCAATTCTTGATGATGGATTCACAATGTTCACTCCATCTGTTGTTGATAAATATATCACATCATTAAAAGTTAGATCCTCAATGTCATCTCCATAACAAAATTGGAATCCATCAATCAATCCATCTGTGTCCATTTGTTTCAACTTCTTTCCAGATAGTTTAATCTTCATCTTGTCAGATGGAAGAGGCATCATGAGATTGACAATTCCAAAGGATCTCTTTGGAGCATATGCAAAGGAAGAGGACCAGAGTGCATCATTCACAGACAGACAGAAGATCACATCCTCCCATGATTGAGTTGGATTTGGATTCTTGATGAGGTCCAACATCCAATGAGATTCAACTCTCACTCCATCCTTGTCATATAAGACAGGGACTGCAGATGACATCATTGATGCACGTTTATCAACAATTGCCCTTAATTCTGGAATTTGGATATAATGTTGGAATGCCTCCTCTGTGTCAATCCAGACTGCAGTCTTTTGTCCCCATATTCGTGATTGACTTGGAATATATCTGGACCATTCATTGATATATCTGTCATTATTGTTTCTAAAACTGAAGCCAAAGAAGGACTCCCAAAAGGAAGGAGATGATTGATTCTGCATCTTAAATTGTGTTTGTTATTGCAAAATTAACTAATTTTGTAAACAAATGAATGCACATGGATAAGATATTCAACTCCTACCAGATGAAGACACATGAGAATCTTGATCTGTCAATCAAAGATATTGATCAAGGATCAAGGAAGGTCTCAATGTATTTGAGCAGATTTGATGTGATGGATTCTGACAATGACATCATAAGGAAAGGAGCATTCAAGAAGTCAATCCAGGAGAGAGGACCAATGTCCTCATCAAATAGAAAAATTGCCTTCTTGAGATACCACAATTGGGAGATGCCAATTGGAAAATTCCTGGAGTTGAATGAAGATGATTCTGGACTTTATGCAGTGGCACAACTTGGAACATCAACAGATGCAATGAATGCACTGGCAGACTATGAAGAAGGGATCATCAAGGAGCATTCAATTGGATTCAGATATGTGAAGGACAAAATTAAATTTATTGAAGATGATTCAATGGATTCAAAAGGATTTTATGAAGTCAGTGAGGTCCAATTGTTTGAAGGATCTGCAGTCACATTTGGAGCAAATGAATTCACAAATGTGATTGAGGTTGCAAAGAGTCAAGGAGTCCAGGACATTGCATTGAAGATCCATGATGAGATCAACATGATCACAAAGTCTCTTGCAAATGGCAAAGGGACAGATGAAAGATTGTATAATATGGAAATGAGACTGAAATTCTTGAATGCAAGAATGTTGGATCTCACAAAGATGGAGTCATTTGATAAATCCTCCATTAAGAGTGAGTCATCTGCAGATGCACCAGGATTTGATTGGTCAAAAGTTGGAAGTTTTTATCACAAAGAGACTTACAAAGGTTATCCTCAAAGTGCAATAAACAATGCAAAAAAAGGAATAAGACTCAATGAAGAAGTTGGAAACAAATGTGCAACAAATATTGGGAAACAAAGAGCAAGAGATATTGTTGCAAATAGAGCATTCAGTTTGGAAACTTTGAACAGAGTTTATTCCTATTTAAGCAGAGCAAAAGAGTATTATGATCCAAATGATGAGAAGGCATGTGGGACAATCTCTTATCTACTTTGGGGAGGAGAATCAATGAGAGTCTGGAGTGAGAAAAAACTTGCAGAGATAAATAACAATAATTAATTTTTAAAAATCAAAAAGATGGCGGAAGAAATGACACCAGAGCAAGTGATTGAGAAAATCAATGACTCAATCACTGCAAAGACTGAAGGATTCATCTCAAAGGAAGAGATGGAATCTTTCAAGAGTGATCTTTCTGCAGTGAAAGAACTTGCAGAAAAATCTGAAAAAGCAGAAGACATCAAGATGTCAATTGCAAAACTTGAGGGACAACTTGAGGCAATGAAAGAGGCAAAGAAAGAAGATGCACCAAAGGCAGCATCTCTTGGAGAGGCAATCTTCAATGCCTTTAAAAGTGCAAAGGATGCAATTGCAGATGTTGCAAAGAAAGGAGGTCTTCTTGACCTTGATGTGAAGGCAGCGGACA